CCCGGCCAACCAGCTCGACGATCAAGTCCTTGGGGCGCGGGGTGGTGGTGCATATAAGACGTGTCTTCCAGTCAGCATCCACCTTCAGGCGCATGCCGAACATGATCTGGTCCCACGCTTCCTGCAGGTAGTCCCAAGCGGCCAACTCGTCGGCCCAGCCGCCGTGGAACTGTGGACCCCGGAAGCGCTCAGGCTCGGATGCGGGTATACCCTTGATCAGAGAGCCATTGACCAGCTTCAGCTCGTGCATCTGCTTGTTGTAGTCAGCGATCAGGATCTTGGGGATGACGGCCAAGAGCCCGGAGTCACCCTCAAAGCAGGTGGCCCGGACGTCAGCGCTCGTGGGGGCGGAGACCAGCCACCGAGTCCCGGGGTGCTCCCATGCCCACCACCAGATCTGCTCGGCAGCGGTGCGGGTCTTCCCGGCTCCCCGTCCTGCCAGCAGCAGCCAAATAGACCACCAGTTGCCATGGGGCAGCACTTGATGGTTGTGGGCCTCGGTGAGCCACTTGGCCCTCTTGGCGAAGGCCATCTTGTGGGTGTCAGGGGCTGCGCTCAGGGCCTGCAAGATCTCTGGGTCTTGCAAGGTCGCCAGCAGGTCACTCATTGGCGGTCTGGCGCTTCAGCTCAAGGTTCTTCACCGCAGCGGCCAAGATGGTCATGGCGTCGTTCTGCACCTCCAGCGGGGCCTCAGAGTCACCGGCAAGGATCTGGCGGTCGCCATACTTCTTGGGCTTGAGCTTCATGGCCGTCCACTTCCGGGCGTCGATGCGGTTCTTCTGCCACTGGAGGAACGCACCATCCAGCTTGTGCTCGATCAGCTCACCCGTGCGCTTGTCGGTCACGGCAATGATCTCGGGCTGCTCATCAGCGATGGCGATGATCTCGTCGGCCAAAGTGTCAGCTTGGTCTTCTCTTGCGCGTGTGTAGTGGTCACAGAAGACGGGGTCGGCTGCTAACCAGCGGTAGATCGTCATGCGAGTCGGCATGTCGTCATCCTTGCAGATCTCTCTTAGGCTCTCCCCCTCTGCTATACGGGAACAGATGACCTCTGCAATGTCTTGGGTGAAGGATGATGGTCTTCCTGTCCTCTTTCCTTTTGCGGCGAGGCCTTCGGGTTTACCCTTACTGGCTGCTTCGTCGAGGATTTGAGCGATGGAAGGCATGGAGGGTGTGTCTACCCCTTCTTGCGCAGAGTTTTCGCCCTGTGGGGCTGATTTGGTGCTTTTGCGTGGCATCTCGTACTTTCAGAGACATATGGATGCCTGAAGTTTACCCTGATGTTCAAGTTCAGGGCAAATGCAAGGGGCCGAAGCCCCATTTGTCAGAAGTTGTAATCGTAGTAGCGGACCGGCTCGTTGCTCAAGTTGAACTTGCGGCCATGCTTGTCTTTCCAGCCCTGCTTGCCCAAACGGATGCGAACCACTGGGTTCTCTGCGTTGCTCTTGATGAACCACTTCTGCTCGTGCTGATTAGAGCAGTGGCCTGCGAAGCCACCGACGTGCCAGTTAGGAACCCAGCTTGGGTCTTTCTCGGCATCCATCTCGCGGACTTCGATTGTCTGGTTGCTGACGACCTTGACCACCTCGTAGGGTGTGACGTCGCTGTAGCCGTGGTGGTTTGCGTATTTCATGATTTGCCTTTCAGTTACACAGCTCGTTTTGCTGTAGGGTTATTAGAACACAAAATTCAATTACCTCAAATAGCCACATTTGAGGTAAGGTGATCAGACTGCCTTTGGGCGCTGGATGACAGTCTGCTTGACGCCATCACGCACACCGTGCTCTTTGACAGTGGCCGTCACTTTGACAACATGGCCTTTGCCGGGGATGGCGTCGGATCTGCCCTTGTAAATGACCACGTTCTGGTCTGCGTCTTCGCAGATGTGGATGTAGGTCGTGCCGTACATGCCTTCGAGCACCACGACGTGGACCACGGTCAGCTCGATGGTGACCTTCTTGCCCACAGCGCCGATGTGGTCACGCTTGGCGTCCAGAGCAGCCTTCTCGCTGGCCCACTCTGCCTTCTTGGCTGCACGGGCGTCGATACCCTTCAGGATGGCCTCGCACTGCTTGGGAGTGAGCTTGCCAAACTTGTCCAAGGCGTGGGCCATAGAACCCATGAAGCCTTCTTTGTAGGACTCGTTGCCATTGTTGTCGTAATCGCGGCCAGCGTCGGCGGCGTCAAGGATTTCGTGGGCGCGGGGTGTATTTGCCAGCCATGTTTTGCGTGCGTTGGCAATGATGATGCGCTTGGTGGCCGCAGCATATGCAGCCGGGTTCTCAATTGGGTTTGAGCGGAATGTGCGGTTTTGGGTGTTTGCTGCCATGTCTGTCTTTCAATTACCCAGCTCGATTGCTGTGCTTGTATTTGAACAGAAAATTCAACCTGTTGCAATACCCCTATGCTTTGCTTGGCTTTTATGTTCAATCACAGTGGTTCTCGCGCTCCCGTGTCGGGAGGATGGACGGGCCTACCTCTACCTTCTCCCCCCTCAGCAGCTTGAGCAGCTCGGTGGCCGTCAGGCGAGGGTGGCGCTCGATCTGGGTCAGGACGTAGCTGTAGCCAGCGTCGAACCCCAAGATGTACTCGCTCATGGTGGTCTCGCTCATGCGTAGGCTCCGGTTCTCCACTGTGTGCGGGGCTTGGATGTGTTGACGCCCCACTTGACCCTATCCTTAGGGTGTGGGCAGTCCTCAGGAACGGGGACGGCCACCCAGACCTTCTCGTATTGACCACGCTTGCCCATGCGCCACCGGTCCACGTACACGTCCGGCATGGCCCTGAGGGATGTCCTGACGTTGGCAACGTGCATCCCAGTCTCTGAGGCGATCTCGATGGGCGTCATGCCTTCCGGCCTCAAGCGGAGCATGGCCCGGACTCTTTGCTGTCTGACGGGTGTCATGGCTTCTCCAAAACAATCTCTTCCAGCTTTTCCATCGCAATGCTCAGGTCTTCATGCAGGTAGTCGGGCAGATCGGTCTTTGCGCTGAACGACCAGCTCTCCAGCGCGGACAGCAGCTTGATCAGTTTGATGGCGTCTTCTTTGGTCATGCTTCCCCCCGAGCTAACTCAATTTGCTTTGCCAACACGCAGTCCGCGCAGATGAAGCGACGCACCGTGCCAAACATCTTAATCGTGCCATTTTTCATTGGCTTGTCCTTCTGGCACTTCCAGCACATCTGCGGACGGCGACTCATCCACTTTTTTGTCTGTGTGTCGGCACTTAGCGCACGGATGTTCTCTTCCACCGCGCTGAAGTTATGATTTCCTTTGCTCATTTGATAATCCTCATAAAAGCACCGCACCGTTCGCATTTGTACATGGGCTGGCCCTCAACGGGCTGCCAGCGGTGTTGGCATTCAGTCATTTCATCATCTCCAGCATTGCTTGGCGGCAGTCGTTCCACCCTGCCACATATGCAGGTAGTTCGTCTTCATTTGGGCCAATGGCATCAGGCACGGCTGGATGTGCTGCTTTCAGGCGCTTGATCTCAGCCATATGCTCACGCAGCGATTCCTGCGTGGCTTCAAGCAAAGACCAGTCTCGGCCCTCTAACGCAGGTGCTGGCTGTGCGGGTGGCGTGCCATTGATCCATCCAACAATTGCACGAACCATGAAAGAAGGCTCGAATCTGTTTTCATGCAAATGTTTTGCTGCGTCACGAATATATTTAGGAATCGCCACAGGCTCCTGCACAGGTTCATAGTCCAGCCCCAACTCTCTGGCGTTCTCTGCCTTCTTGTCGAGGGCACGGGCTTGCTTGATGGCGGTGATGGCATCACGGCATTGGATTACCTCGTACAAGCCGCCTGCAATAGACGCTTCCAACACTTTGGGAGAATCATCTAAAACGCCCTCCAACGCTTCCAGCGCCAAGTCCAATGCCCTTTCTGTGGTCATAGGTGCTGGCCTTGTCGGCTCTGGCTCGTAGTCTTTCCAAAAGTCACTCATACCACCTCCACCAGCCTCAACAGGCCGTAAACGATTGACACACACACTGCCGCCGATACCAGCAGCAGGGCCACAAGGATTATTCGGGTCTTCAAGCTGCACACTCAATAGCTTGCAGCTCAGAGATCCGGGCGTTGATCTCGGTCACGGTCTTCTGGTAGTCGGCCATGACTTTTTGCTTTTGAGCCTGCAGCACTGCAATCCTCTGAGCGCGGGGATCGTAGTTGTCCGGCACTTCGATCTCGATCTCTTGCTCACACACGAAGGTGCGGTGATCGGTATCTGGCAGCTTGCACGAGAAAACGGTGTATTCACCCTTTTCCTCCCACGAGAACTGAGAGTAGTGAATGTGGACGTTGGTCTTGATCTTCATGAGTTTCTCCTTGATGGGGCCGAAGCCCCGTGGGTTTAACGTGCGGTTGTCTTGATGCTGAACACAGCGGTGATGCTGGTGTGAGCTGCGATCTTGTCGGCAGGGATAGCCAACTCAGCGGCCAGAGCTTTCCAGTCGGTCACAGAGCGGTTTGCTTCGCAGTAGGTAGCTTTGAACAATGCGCCCTCGAAAACCTTGGTGTCACCCTTGCTGGCAACGTCCTTCATGGCGTCTTTGATGGCATCTGCTTGCTTGGTCAGCGTAGCGATCTGAGCCAACAGGGTGCCGAGTTCGTCAGCAGAAGCAGGGGTGGTGGTGATGGTGGTCATGTCGTTTCTTTCAGTTACACAGCGTCTTTGCTGTAGGTGTATTTGAACACAAAATTCAAGGTTCACAACACCTTTTGGAAAATAATTTGCAAAAAAACCTAAGTGCTTTCCCTAATGCGTTGGATGGTAACGTTCAGGGCCTTCAACTCGGTCATCTTCTTGATGGCCCACATCCTGCGCTGGCCGTGTAGCCCAAGGATCGGCCCACGGTGGCAGTCCACACACAGGGCCACGCAGGTGTACTGCAGGCCCTGCTCGATGTGGTGGGCCTCGCTGGGGCCGGGGGCGTCACAAACCGAGCAGGGCAGCTCCTTGACCAGCGCAAGATGCAGGCGCTCTTTGGTGTTGAGCTTGTTGTTCATACGGTGGACTTGACCTCAAGGCGGATGTTGGCTTGCTCTGTTCTCCAGATGTCGGTCTTCATGCGTGCGGCCTCAAGCATCCACTTGAGCGTCTCCTCGGCCTCTATGGCTGCTTGTAGGCCCCTTAGGAGGGTTTGGTACTCTGGGTCTGCGTAAGCCTCTCTCTCCTGCGCATTGGCCGCTTCTATGCCCTTGCCGAGCGCGTCCTTCATAAGCAGGGCTTTCTTGCTCTTCCTGAACTCTTCAAGATAGATCCGATCAGCCTTGGCCTTGGCGTATGCGGGGGCCTTGGCGATGATGTACTCAACCGCTTTGTAGGGTACGTCGCTCATTTGGATGCCCTCGCTTTGCTGTAGACAGTGAACTGCCTGCCGGGTTTGATGATTGTTTGCCTGCGTGCAGACTCGGCGCTCTTCCAGTCGTGGGACGACAAAATTTCGCTTGGTTCTTTTTGCCAGTTGAAGGCGTTTCTTGTGCTCTTGACGATTTTGGTTCCGGGCCAGTAGTTCATGCTGCAATCCTTCTCATTTTTCGTTGGTTGAATTCTTTGTTGACAAGGTCAACGGCTCTTTCCATGTCCTTGACGGTGATGACTTCCATCTGGGCATCATTCAGTTCCATCACAAGGTTCAGGTGGCTCATCTCCTGAGCCTTGAGGATGAAGCGGCCAGTCTGTACGCCCCGCTTTCCAACCTCGTGCAAGGCGTCAAGCCCTTGCTGGACAACATCCCCGTAGTCCTCACCGAACCCCAACCGGTACAAGGCCTCGACGACGTTGACCATGTTGATCAAAATGTCCATGTCAGCACGCACCGCCAGACCCTTGGTCAGAGACTCCATGGCCGCATGGTTCTTGATCTTCAGGTCAATCAGGTAGCTGTCGTGCTCCTTGACGGGCTTTAAGCTCTCCAGAACGTAGGCCAAGGGGTTGATCAGCACACCCTTAGGCCGGTACTTGCTGCGCTTTTTCATGCGACCTCCACGATCATCTTCCCGGGCTTGCTGCCGTACTCACGGTAGATGGTCACGGGCTGGAACTGGCGGTCGTTGATGCCCAGCGCGTCAGCCATGCCATCCAAACCAGCCTTGGCCGCTGCGAGGCAGTTGTCGGTGTCTCTGAGGCGTTTGTCGGGCATGACGAAGGTGATGGTCAGGGCAAGGTTCTGGTCGGTGGGCTTCCAGTCCTTGAGCTGGCCCTTGGTCAGCCATGTGCTGTTGTCACGGTACAAGGTCTTGGCCTTGTGCGTGACCGTCCAGTGCGCCCCCTTGGACCTGTTGGGGAACAGGCAGGCCGGCGGGAAATCGAGTTCGATCTTCATGCAGCCTCCAACGCATAGGCCTTATGAACTTTTCCATGATGTCCGTGATTGACGATGGTGGAATTGACCCAAATGTTGCCGCTTTGTAAACGGCGGATATGGCCCCTTCTGAGATGCTCTCTTGGGGATCTATGACTCCCACCTTGATCAGGAGATTTTTGGTTAGTTCGGCTGTTCACCACCAAGACGTGATACAGGTCATAAGGCAAAGCGCCTTTCTTACGTTGGGCCAGCTTGTTGTTCTTAACCGGAAGTTGTTCGGTGCTGACGTTTCTGCAACTCAACGCCTCCATCATGTTGAGAACGCAGTTAACTTCATCAATCATGTCGTAGTAGGCGTGTTCATTCCACCTGCCGCCAAACGTCTTTTCTGCTTGGCCGCCCAAGTCGTACTCAGCAACACGGAACTGCTCAATTTTTTTGGTGTCCATGTATGGCGTCATATCTTCAACCAATACATCCTTGACCAATTCAGAGGGAATGAGCTCGGAAATGTATGGCTGAACAGTCCAGTGATCTTCTCCAAATGGAGTTTTGAAGGCAACAATCGACGCAACGATAATGGTCTTTTCTTGCTGTTCGGCGTAGACAATTCTTTTTCGTGCGGCTTGAGTTTTTTCTTCTCCAAAAGCCTGCGATGACATACCTCCGGGAGCCAAGCATTCATACTCAATGAGCACACGATCAAAAGGCAAGCGGTGTTCCGACGTTAGCCCGGAAAGATTGGTGTCAAAAATTTTTCCATCAGTTGGCATGACAAACTTCACAGCCTTTTGTGCGCCATGAAGTAACTGCATGGATTTAACAACGTAGTCTTCCGTAAAATATTTTTGGTTTTTTTCAAAATTTTCGGCAACCGAGCGGATTGCCTTTCTTAAAAAATCATGTGATTTCATAGCGACCTCATTAGCGAAGACGGTTCATGATGGCGGCGGAAGCGTTCACAAGGGCCGTGGACAGCTCTCCCTCGTCTTCCTGCTCTGCAAGGCGCTTGCACACCTCTGCGCAGGCTTGGCGCTCCATGTAGATGGCCTGCTTGGTGGTCTCGATTGCCACCTGCATGATCTCGGCCTTACCCAGCGCCAGCGCCTCATCAAACTCTTGCTGGGTGAAGAGGGTGACGTGTCCACCACCACTCAGGATTTGACGAGCCAAGCCCGACAGTTCTTTTTTCTCAGACATAATTTTTCCTTGATTTTTGATCCAATTTTTTTGCGCGTTCTGCGTAAAACGTCTTCAGCGATTCTTCTTCTTTTTTGTCCTTCCATATATTTGGTTTGGGGACTGCAAGAATTTTTCTTTTGGTGGACAACTGTTGCTGCTTGTACTCTTCCAGCGCGTTGTTTTTGTACGCCTCAAGCAAAGATCTAATGCCGTAAAAAGGGAACCAATCCAATTGACCAACAATTCGCCAAAGACTTTTTTGCTGAGTGATCAGGAGCTTCTTGTCGATCAACAAAAAACCACCCTTGGTGAATTCGTAATCAAGTTTGCTGTTAAAAATTTCACGCAATTTTTCTTGCTTGATCTTCATGACTGCCATTTAACTTCTCCTTGTTCATACGTTTTCTCAGGTCATCAAGGGCTTCCTGCCCCCGTCTCTTGGCGATGTCATCGCAAACTTGCAGCCACCAAGATCGAGCGGCTACGGACCCGACCTCGCCAGTCTTGGTCTTGTGCCGCGAGATCCACTCCCGGGCTTCGCAGTTTTTTAAATGCTCTAAGGTCTCCGGTGACCCAAAGGGATCGTCGTATTGCGGACGAGGAGACAAAGCAACCCTCACGAACTGCGTCGAGGTTTTTTTTGGCTTCTTCATAGGTCATCATCCTTGTCTACCTCCATGAAAGGTTTTTCGGCTTGACGCAAAAGTCTTTCGGAAGGAGAAATGCCATGCTTGTGGTGCATGGAGCACATAGGCCTTTCGCCGTGCAT